AAAATCTACGTGATAGTGTATTAGATCCTTTAGGCGCAGAACTTGCTGACAACTACACAGATTATAAATCTTCTAGAAAAGAATGGGAAAAAACTTACACTCAAGGATTAGAACTTTTAGGTTTTAATTACGGTGATAGAACAGAACCCTTCAAAGGTGCATCAGGTGCAACTCACCCAGTTCTTGCAGAAGCAGTAACACAATTTCAAGCGCAAGCTTATAAAGAATTATTGCCCGCAGAAGGCCCCGTTAGAACTCAAATAATTGGCTTATCCACTCCAGACAAAGAAGCTCAAGCACAAAGAGTAAAAGAATTTATGAATTACCAATTAATGTCTCAAATGCCAGAGTACGAAGCAGAGTTTGATCAAATGTTATTTTATTTACCACTTGCAGGCTCAGCATTTAAAAAAGTTTACTATGATGAAATTATGCAAAGAGCAGTTTCAAAATTTGTACCTGCAGAAGATATTGTCGTACCTTATACAGCAACATCATTAGATGATTGTGAGTCTGTAATACATAAAGTGCGTATGACAGAAAACGAATTAAGAAAACAACAAGTCGGTGGGTTCTATAAAGATATAGAAGTTGATCCATCGTATTTAAGTGAAACAGATTCAGAAAAAGCTCAACGAGAACTAGAGGGAACAACTAGAGGTAGAGATCAAAAAATATTTACTCTTTTAGAATGTCACGTGAACATAGATTTAGAGGGCTTTGAAGATTTAGGTGAAGATGAAACACCTACAGGAATTAAACTTCCTTACATTGTAACTTTAGAAGAAGGTACAAGAAAAATATTATCCATTAGAAGAAACTTTGCAGCAGAAGATATAATGAAAACTAAAATTAATTATTTTGTTCATTTTAAATTTTTACCTGGTTTAGGTTTTTACGGTTTTGGTTTAACTCACATGATAGGTGGTTTATCAAGAACAGCAACAGCAGCATTAAGACAGTTGCTCGACGCTGGTACCTTGTCTAACTTACCCGCAGGATTTAAAATGCGTGGTATTAAGATGAGAGATGAATCACAATCTATTCAACCCGGTGAGTTTCGAGACGTAGATGCTCCAGGAGGAAATTTAAAAGATGCCTTCATGACACTACCGTTTAAAGAACCATCAGCTACTTTATTACAACTTATGGGTGTCGTGGTAGACGCAGGGCAACGATTCGCTTCGATTGCCGATATGCAAGTAGGGGATGGAAATCAACAGGCAGCAGTGGGCACGACAGTAGCCCTGTTGGAGCGAGGGTCTAGAGTTATGTCAGCAATACATAAAAGATTGTATGCTGCCATGAAAAAAGAATTTACGATTTTAGGTAGAGTATTTAAAACTTACTTACCCCCTGAATATCCTTACGATGTTGTGGGTGGACAAAAACAAATTAAACAAATGGACTTTGATGATAGAATAGATATTTTACCGGTTGCCGATCCTAATATTTTTTCAATGACGCAAAGAGTGACTTTGGCACAAACCCAATTACAATTGGCCATGTCCAATCCTCAAATGCATAATTTATATATGGCTTATCGTAAAATGTATGAAGCCATCGGAGTCAAAAATATTGATCAGGTATTACCTCCACCGCCGCCTCCTTTACCAAAAGATCCGGCTCTGGAAAATATTGATGCTTTAGGTCAAAAACCGTTTCAGGCATTCCCTGGACAGGATCATAGAGCCCATATTACGTCCCATTTGAATTTTATGGCAACCAACATGGTTAGAAATAATCCTCCGGTGATGGCTGCACTACAAAAAAACTGTTTAGAGCATATTTCTTTGATGGCTCAAGAGCATATTCAGCTTGAATTTAGAGAAGAAATGCAGATGTTGCCGCAAATGCAACAACAAGCGGTACAAAATCCACAAATGCAGCAACAAATGCAAGAAATTTCTCAAAAAATAGAGGCCAGAAAAGCAATTTTGATTGCAGAAATGACTGAAGAATTTATGAAGGAAGAAAAAACGATTACTTCCCAATTTGACCACGATCCGTTGTTAAAATTAAAATCTAGAGAAGTTGATTTGAAGGCAATGGAAACTCAACGTAAAGAAATGGAAACTGAAGCCCGAATTAATTTAGATAAAGCTAAATTAGTTCAAAATAGAGATTTAACTGAAGAAAAATTAGAACAAAATGAAGATTTAGCTCAACTTAGAGCTGATACGGCTATTACCAAGTCGGTAATGTCCGCTGAAACTAAACTATCATCCGATCGTATGAAGGCTAGGGATGTAAAGACCTTGAAAGGTCCGAAAAGGTAGTCTATAACAGGAGGAATTATGACTAAAATAACACCAGCGTCACAAATGACGGTAACTAGAAAAGGAAAAGTTTCTTTAAATAAAACTGATTCCTTGCCGATTCCTTCTCAAAACTTGCATATTGACCCACGGGGCAAAACAAGTTTTAGAGGAAAAGGATCTTATATTGCTCAAGGCGATAAGGTTACTGTAAAAGGTACAAAAACTAGAAAACCAGTCACAGCAACTTGGTTCTAATATGTGGTTTGGTCTAGCGAAAATGGCTCTTCAAGCAGGAGCCAAAGTCTATTCGAATAAACAAAGAACTAAAATGGCGATGTCAGATGCTGCTTTAATGCACGCTGAGCGCATGGCGCGAGGTGAGGAATCTTACCAAGGCAAACTTTTAGAGTCCCGAGATAACGACTACAAGGACGAATTCGTCCTTTTGATAATTTCGGCGCCCATAATTGTGCTCGCCTGGGGAGTTTTTTCAGACGACGCGCAAATGATGGAGAAGGTGGAACTTTTCTTTCATCATTTTGGCTCATTGCCGATATGGTTCCAAACACTCTGGATTACCGTCGTAGCGAGTATATTTGGGATCAAGGGAACTCAAGTATTTCGTAATGGTGGTAAGAAGAAATAGACTTGCCTTTCTTGGTAAGTTATACTAATAACTAATAAGGAGAAAAACATGAGAAACGATTTCGGAAACAGACCCTATAAATCTAGATTCCCTTACCGATCCGGTTTGAAAAAAGGTAAATCAGCTGGAAAGAAAAAACAAGGATACAAAGCACGTGAAGATGAATCTCTTGGTATGAGAACTGGAAAAGAATCTACTAAGAAACAATCTTTCAAAGCGCGTAGAGATGAATCTTATGGCGCATGGGGCAAACGACCTAATCAAAAGATTAACAAATAGGACTTATGGGTATATTTGGAATTGCAAAAAGAGGTTTTGGCAAAGCTTTAACGCATGGTAAAAATTGGAGCAGAGCTAGAAGAATATCTAAAGGCAAGCGAGGAAAAACTATTTCAAGTGTTAAACCTTATTCAGGGAACGTTCCTTGGTACGTAGGTGCAGGCAAAACTCCTCAAGCAAGAAAAAACATCGTAAAAACCCATTTTGGTCTCAAACGTAGTGAGAAGATTGATAAAGCTGTCAAAGATATTAAAAAAGGTAAGAAGACATTGAAAGATATGGAAGCTACTGGTCAAGCAAAAGAATTAAAAAATTATGAAGGTAAAGGTACTGGCATATGGCAGAGAAAAGGATTTAATAGATGAGCAATTGGAGAACATTATCAAGAAGTTTAGGAGCTGTTAGAGGACCGCATGGTCATGGTCCTAAACCATTTTTAAATAAACCTGGCCAAGCTCAAGGAACGCATGGCGGAAAAGCCAAAGGCGGAAGAATAGGATTACCAAGTAAAAGAAAAGATTTTAAAACACATGGTAAAGATGTTCCCACAATGGCGGCTAAAGGTGGAAGAATAGGATTACAATACGGAGGACCCCCTAATAGAGGTCGAACGAATTTATTAGAACAACTAGGTCGTGTTGAAGCTGAACGATCAAATCCAAATCGTAGAGCTGAAATATCCAGGGTTCATGGAGAATTGAATCGTGGTTATGCTAAAGGTGGTAGAGCTGGACATGCTCATGGTATGAGCGCTGGTAAACAAGCTATAAGGAGAATTACAGAACGTCTTGGAGGAGGAGAAGAAGGAAAACCTCACTCTACTCGAGCAGGAAGAATATCTGCAGGCGTACGAAAAATTAAAAGAGGTGCGAAAAAAGTAGCTGAACCTTTTGTAAAAGAGGCGATTACGTTGGAGAAATTAAGAAAAAATAAAGCTGAAGGCGGAAGAATTGGCCTTAAGAAAGGTGG